ACGTCTCTCGTCATATTTTTATTCACTACTGACTTTGATTTATGGGTTAATTACTCAGCAGGAGACGAATATATAAAAGAGATTAATAGAGAAAAGAATTGGTTTAAAGGAAATTTAGTCAATGCCGGTAAAGTCATGGGATTAGCTGGTTATGGTAAGAGAAATGACCTGATACTGGAGTACTGTAAACAGTTATTTGATAAACAAGTAACAAATGAAGTAAATTTAGCTCATAAAAACTGGGGAGAGATATGGTGCAGCTGTCAACAAAAAGAAGAAAAAGGTAGAGATTTAGCTTGGGCTACACAATACACCTTTGAACGTAAGTTTGCAGAATTAGCACTTCCTTACATTCTTAATAAAAAACCAGAACAAGAATTAATATTTACCGGTGGAGGAGCTATGAATATTTTAAATAATACTCAATACAAAGCCTTCGTACCTCCTAACCCAGACGATAGAGGAATTGCTTTAGGGTGTTTGTTACATTTAATTATGAACGATACAGATGCTACCTATCTAGGATCAGAGCCTTATGATAAACTCCCGTTAGGTAAAACCCATACTACTAAAGAAATTGCTAAAATAATACAAGAAGGTAAAATAGTAGGTCTTATACAAGGGAGATCAGAACACGGTGCAAGAGCGTTAGGTAATAGATCTATTCTGTGTCTACCTACCAAATTAATGAGGGATAAATTAAACAGAAAAGTAAAAAATAGAGAAGACTTCAGACCTTTTGCTGCAGTGTGTAGAGAAGAAGATGCAAATAAGTACTTCCGCTCTTATGATAAACATAGATGGATGACTCACAATACTATAGTAAAAGATAAAAAACTAGATGGTATTATACACGTGGACGGTACCACAAGATTACAGACTGTTACTAAAAATCAAAACCCTTTCTTATATGAATTGCTAGGATATATTCCGGTTTTACTTAACACCTCTCTTAACATTCAAGGGAAACCTATAACAAATACTTATAAAGATGCTTTGTGGATGAAAGAGAATAGCGGTTTAGATGAAGTTATAACTGATAAACTCATACTTTAGCAGGTATTTTAATAAAAAAACATCTAAATAGGCCATCGTCTATTTATAGTTAAGTAAAAATAACTTTAAACACTAAAAATTCTCATATATGAATAAGAATGAGTTAAAAGAGCTAGTGATGAAATATTTTTCCTTAACCGAAAATACAGAAAATAAAACCCCAGAAGATATTAAATTTGCATCTGCAACACTTGTCGACGGAACAAAAATAACTAACAAGAAAGATAGTGAATTTGGAGTTGGTGATGAGCTTTATGTAATTACTGAAGCTGGAGAAGAAGTAATTGCTCCATCAGGAGAACATACTACTGAAAGTGGAATTACTGTAACTGTAGACGGAGAAGGTAAAATTACCGGAATAGCTCGACCAGATGAAGGTGGAGAAGGTTCATTAGCAGAGCACGAAGGCGAAATAGAAGTCGAAATGTCTGTTGAAGAAACTGAAAACACTGAAAAAACCGAAATGGCTGAACACGAAGAAGAAGTAATGGACGAAGTTTCCATTAGAGAAGATATCATCGAAGCTATAATGGGAGAAGTAGGACCTGCAATTGAAGAGCTACGCGAAAAGATGGACAAACATGCCATGAAACTTGCAGAGCACGAAGAAAAAATGGGCGAATACATGTCCAAACCTGCAGTAGAACCTACTAGCGAATCTAGGTTTACAAAAATGAAAAAAGAATTTAAACAACCAAAAGCTGTATTTAATACAAGAAGATACGAAAAGGCTTTAAAACAATTAAATAAATAAACGATGGCTGGAATTGATGCGTCGGCTTTAGCTGACTTTAACAACCAACTTGCCGGTAAACTAGTCTTAGACTCAGTTTATACTGGTAACACTACAGAATACGTTTCTGTACAAGAAGGTGTAAAATTTCAAGAACCCCTTAACCTAATGAGCGTATCTCCACAATTTCAAGGTGGTGATGCGGTATCAACACCAAGTGGATCTTTAACATTTACCCAAAGAAACATTACTACAACTAAAAGAACAGCTTACGATAGCTGGAATCTACAGTTGCTAACTGAGAAATATTTAGGAATATCTGCTTTACCAGAAGAATCTTATGAAGATACTTTTAACTTAATGACGGCTGCTTCTGAAGACTTAGTTAAAAAAGCACAACAGCTTAATGACGATTTTATCTGGAATGCAATTTCAGGATCCTCACTAGGTGTAGGAGACAGTTCACTTGCTGCTGCAGATGGATTTAAAAAACTTATTTCTGGCTCAACTGCAGGAGTAGTTTCTGCTACAGGAATCGGAGGAAATGTAATTACTGGTTCAACTGCTTATGACCAAATTACTTCTATGATAGGTCAAGTAGATGTAAACGTACTTGATGCTGACGATTTGACAGTATGGGTTGGAACATCAGTATTCCAAAGAATTGTAAACGGATTGACTACTCAAAACCTCTTTAACTTTGACCCAACAGGTGTTCAGAGAGAAGGAAGTTTTTATTCAGTTCCTTTACCGGGTTATCCCAATATAAAAATCATAGGGACTTACGGTTTGAGATCAAGTGAAAGAGTAATTGTAGGACCTGCTTCTGACATGGTAGTAGGAACTGACCTTTCAAGTGATACAACCAACTTCCAATACTGGTTTGACATCAATGATGATGCCCTCAAGTATAGACTGAGAAATAAATTAGGAGTTCAAATTGGACACCCTGAGTATTTTGTTTCTAACGATCAAGCTTAATAAGCAAAAAAAAATGGGCGGTTTTATGCCGCCCTTTTATTAAACCTATAAACAACATACAATATGGCATGTGATATAACCAGCGGGTTTTCTCTCGGTTGTCGTGATAATATTGGTGGGATTGAAAATGTATATATTCTATCCGGATCTGTAACAACAGTAACTGCTGCAACAGGAGCAATTTCTGACTTGTCTGGAGACGGAGTATTTTACAAATTTGAGCTACCAAGAAATGTCGGGCAATTCGTTGAAACTCCAACACCATCTTTAGAAAATGGTACAGTTTTCTACAGTCAAGTAGTTGATATAGCGATGCATAAATTACAAGCTTCAGTTAGAAATCAAGTAAAAGTATTAGCACAAAATCCTGCTCTTAAGATTGTCGTCGAGACTTCTAACGGGTCAGACGATAACGTAGGACAATTCTTTTACATTGGTCAATATAGAGGCGCTACTGTAACTGCAGGATCTGGGGCAACCGGAACAGCTGTAGGTGACGCTAATCAGTACGCATTAACTTTTGAAGCAGGAGGAGAACCTTATCCAGCTCAAGAGATTACAACATCTGGTGCTTTAACCGATGCGCTTACAGGGATTACTGTAAGTTAAATATAATAGAAAAAGCAGGGATTGGTTTTGATATCGATCCCTTTTTCTTATATTACAATATATGATTCAATTACGTACAAATCAAGCGACAGGTAGTTTTGTAATATGGCCAGAGAGTGCTAGTAATCAAGATCCGGTTGAGTTCAGACTTCACGTCACCCACTCTATGAATCTTGCTTCCGGCAGTCTACCAGTAGTAAAAATCAATAACCCAAATAACCTGAGTGAATACCTAATTCTGCAAGCATACAGCGGATCAGGTATACCTACCGCATCAGGTCAATATAACTATAACCTTTCCGAAAGAGTCTTAAACGACTACACGTGGATTTCTGCTTCTTTTACTTTTGAACAAGCTGCAGGAAAATGGGGAGGTCAAATATCCACAGCAAGTAATGTATTGGATTCAGGAAGATTGTTTGTTAGCGGAACAAATGACCCTGATTTTACTATATATACAAGTAGCAACGAAAAAGGGGCGTATAAAACTTATTATACTTAAAAATGTCAGATAAAAAAATAACATTCGGGAAAGTCGATACTAGCAAACTTCGTAAATTTAATTATCACGAAAATAAAGATACTAAAGATAGTAAGTTTGTAAGAAATGGTTCGGATAATCAATTCCCTCAACACATCATCGAAATGTACAACAGGTCGTCCATTAATGCGGCTTGTATAAATGCTATCGTAGAAGGTGTGATAGGCGAAGGCCTTACCGCAGATGACCAAGAAGTACTTCAGCGTGCAAATAGTCACAACGAATCTTGGAACGATATTTTTGCTAAAGCCGCATTGGATTACAAATTACAAGGTAGTTTTGCTTTAGAAATTATCTATTCTAACGATAGACAGAGATTAGAAGCTTACCATATAGATTTTTCTTACATAAGAGCGGAAGAAAAAGATTATAGAGGACATATAAAGGGGTACTTTGTAAGTAGTGAATGGGATAGAAAAGCAAAGTTTTCTTCAAATATATACAATGACGAAAAAGATACTGAATATCTACCTACTTATAACCCAGAATTAAAAGAAGATCAACCGAGACAGATTTACGTTCACAGAAGCTACCGTCCAGGCCAAGAGTATTATCCTCTACCTGATTATGTAGCCGCATTAAGAATTATAGAATTAGATTCTTCAGTAGATGATTTTCATACAAATAATATAAAAAATTCTTTAGCTCCTTCTTTAAGTATAACTACTTTTACTGGAGGATCTGATGATCAACTAAGAAATATTGAAGCACAGTTAATCGCTTCTTATGCAGGTACTTCAAACGCAGGAGGTCTTATTTATATGGATGTTCCGGATAAAGAAACAGCTCCGATTATAACTCCTATACCTCAGAACGGTGCCGACGGATACTATACTACAATAAATGATATGGTAATGCAGAAAATATTAACTGCACACCGTATAACGAGTCCAATGCTTTTAGGTATTAAAGAGACAGGCCAATTAGGTGGTAGAGCAGAAATGATAGATGCTCATCAGTTATTTTTAAGTTTGGTTATACTACCTTACCAGCAAGAATTAGTAAGTAGTATCGAAAGCATAATGGAATTTAATTATCCCGGTATTGTATTAGGAGTAGAGCAAAAAAGACTACTAAATGATGGTTCTCAAGAGGAAGAGATAATCGTAGATACGGATACAACAGATGTTGAAGAAGCAGAAATAACCGAAGATGCACCATTATTAGCCTAATATGAAAGAAATTATTATTTTTGTAGCAGCTATTTTAATCGTTTTTTTAATTATAAAAATTAAAAAGAGTAGAAATAAAAGTAACAAAGGATGTAATTTAAAAATAAAAGCAGAAAAGTTAAAAAAATAAAAAGATATGACAGATGTGTTTCTTATATCAGAAGCTAAAATAAGAGGATTTACTGACCTAAATAACTCTGTAGACTCTGAACTCATTAAAAACAATATTCGAGTAGCTCAAGACTACTGGTTACAAAATATTATCGGAACAGTTCTTTATCAAAAACTTCTGAGTGATGTTACTGCTTCAAATTTAGTAGATCAATACAAGACTCTTGTTGACGATTATATACAGGATTTTCTTTTATACGCAGTCTACTATGAAACTTTAGAAAGTATATACCTAAGACCAAGAAACAATGGATTGCTTAGACCAAATGGTGGTGAAAATAGCGATCCGGTTGATAAAGATATATTCGATATGAAAAGACAGAGTACTCGTAATAAAATCGATTACTATGCCCAACGCCTTACAGAATATATTC